TCTGGTATCCAGTTATTTAAACAAGAATATCCATCGACAAAGACGGAGGCGTTTCAGTCTGGTGCTGGAAATGTATTTGATGGGGCTATGGTTGATGCTGTTCAGCCAGCCAAATTACTTCTGGGGGCGGCCTTGGATTTGGTTAAGCTAGGATTTAAGATTTGGAAGGATAAAGAACCCGGACACGAGTATGTGGTGGGGGTCGATCCGTCTGGCGGGGATGGTTCAGATTTCGCTGATATTGATGTTTGGGATAAGGATACACTTGAGCAAGTGGCTCAGTATTACGGAAAGATTAGGCCGGATGAATTGGCCGAGATCACCAAAATTGCGGCGGTTTACTATAACGAAGCTTTTGTTGGGGTTGAAAATAACATGTTATCTGCGATTTTATTCTTAATTAAGATTTATGACAATTACTTCTTCACTACCAAAATCGATGAGAGGACACGAAAAAGAACGAAGAAGGTTGGGTGGAATACGAACACCAAGACTAGGGACGTGATGATAGATGATTTCATAATTGCATTTGAAGACAAGGAGGCACAAATTAAAATAAATTCGACCATCACTCTCAAGGAAATGAAGACTTTTGTCAAAAAAGACAATGGTAAGCGTGAGCATGCAGATGGAAAGCATGACGATTCTTTAATTGCCGGCATGATAGCATTACAGATGAGGAAACACTGGAAACCGAAACTAAGAACGTGGGCTAGTAAACCTACTGGTTTCTAATAATCGTTAGAATGTAGTAAAATCTTTATATGGCGAAGTCTGAGACGAATATAGCAAAAAAAGTAAAATTTCCTTATGAGACTAGCGTAGCTCGTTTGAGAGGCTATTCTTATTACGAAAAATTGTTCATGGGCGATCACTTCAATGCTTTCAATATTAAGATCAACAGTAAAGAATACAACAAGGCTTATGCCCAACTGAGATATGTTTGTGCTAACTTTGCGGGTTTAATCTCCAAGGTTATTGCTGATATGTTATTTTCCGAGCCGATTAAGATTAAAGTTCCAGACGGTGATCAGGAGTGGATGGACGCTTTTGTGCAAGAGAACAAGCTAGATGTTTTGTTTTACGAGAATGCCTTGTCTAACTCTTATTCTGGTGATCAGCTTTTTAAGCTAAGGATAAAAGATGGAAAAAAGATGTTTATGTCTAATTGTCCTCCTGGTATTTATTTCCCAGAGATCAATATTTTTGATGTGGACGAAGATCCTGAGGTTAAGGAGTTGGCCTGGGCATTTAAAAGAGAAAACAGTGTTGGAAAAGAGCAGAAGTATTTAAGAAAAGAGATCCACCACCCGAAAAAAATTGTCAACGAGATCTACTTGATGAAAGGTGACACTATTGAAGGTAAGACCACATTTAAAGCGGCAGGACTGAAAAACATCAAGGATAGTGTGATTACAAAGATCGATAAACATTTGTTGGTACATATTCCCAATTGGAAAACTACGACTAGGTTCTGGGGGATATCTGATTACTACGATTTGACTTCTATTTTTTATGGCATAAACAACCGTCTAACTAAGGTCGACAATATTTTGGATAAACATTCAGATCCTTTGTTAATTGTGCCACCGGGAATACTCGATAAAAAAGGCCAAGTGAAAAAAGGTAGTTTAGGTGTAGTTGAAATTAAAAATGCAGAGGATGGAAAACCGGAGTATGTGGTTTGGGATGCCTCACTAGAGAATGCGTTTAAAGAGATAGATAAATTGGTCGATGTGTTTTTTATGATGTCTGAGACTTCCCCGGATATTCTGGGTATGGGTGATGGCAAGGTGGAATCAGGTAGGGCTTTGAAGTTAAAGTTGCTCAGGACAGTCGCTAAGGCGGCCAGGAAGAGGCTTTATTATAACCACGCTATTAAAGATATTCTCTACCGGGCACAACTCTTGGCTAAGGCTTGGAAAGTCGGTGTTGGAGAAAAGAATTTGAAACTTAAAGGTGAAGCGGTTATGCCAGAACTTGAGTGGGCTGATGGTTTACCTCAGGATTTGGTTGAACAGATCGAGAACGAAAACAAGAGGATCGATGCCGGGACTACTACGACCGTTGATGCAATTATGCGAATTGATCAGGTTGACGAGGATACAGCTAAACGAAAAGCGGCAGAAATAAAGAAAGAGAAAGAAGTTATGATGCCTCAATCAACAGTCGCTGATAATCCTTTTAACAAAGTCAAGCAGGTTAAAAAGAAAGCGGAGGTAAAAGGTGCTATATCCAAAAACGGCGGGACTAAGTGATAAAGAGCTTGCTAAAATAGTCAAGCTTTATAAACGGGCTTACAAAAAAATAGTTTCAGAAATAAACGGAGCTACCAACTTCGGTATTTACAATCGCCGGGCTATTCTGGCTCAGATTGAGATTGTACTTGAGAAGCTTGGAGCGAATGTCAAGGAATTTATTGAAAAGGAGATCCCCCATCATTATAAGGTTGGAGCAGATGCGGCGGTTAAGCAATTCCAGAGACAGGGTGTGATTTTGCAGGTTGATGAGGGATTTAATGTTATTCACAAAGAAGCGGTGATGGCGTTGATTGACGACACCACACGGGCTTTTGCCGAGAGTATCACCGGAGTCAAAAGAAGTGCGACCTTGCTACTTAATAAGGCAGTAAAAGAAGAGATCAAGTTCAGAATGGCTGAGGGGGTCATAAGCGGTAGTGCTCTGAGAGACATCAAAAGCTATGTTAAGGGAGTTTTGCAGGATGAAGGATTGGCATCGCTAATTGACAAAGGTGGCAGGAAATGGAGTTTAGATCGGTACACAGAGATGCTTATTAGAACCAAGACCGTTGAGGCTAGAAATACTGGATTGGTCAATCGGGTGGCCGAAAATGATTATGACTTAGTTCAGGTATCAGACCATCAAGGGGAATGTGAGCTATGCAGACCTTGGGAGGGGAAAATCTTATCTCTCACTGGAAAGACTAAAGGATATTCTTCACTGGCGGAGGCTGAGTCCAGTGGTTTATTCCATCCCAACTGTCGACACTCTATAAATGTAGTTGATCAGGCGATTGCGAAAAAGACAAAGGCTTATGATTATAAAACTGGTAAATACACTTGACAGTCATATGGGCTGAGTGCTAACCTAGATCATTAATATTCTTAAGTGGTCGTTGCACGTAAAAAACGAAGAGGAGTAATATGCCTAAAAAGAAAACAAAAACAAAACCGAAAGTTACGCCATTTGATCCCTCTAAACTGAGTGATCAAGACATTGCCACAGTGTTCAAAGATGAAAGACTCTGGAAACACCCCCGCTTCAAGGAATTGAACGATAAGGCAAAGAAGGCTGATGATTACATTAAAAAGCAAGAAGAGGCTGCCGAGGAAAAGTTACTGAAAGGTAAAAAATTCGAGACGGTTGTCGGTAAACAGAAAACGAAAATAGCAGAACTTGAAGGCAAGTTATCTCAGACGAAAGTCGATAACGTGATCAGATCTGCGGCTTTGAAAGCCAATGTAGTTGATGCTGAGGCAGTTTTACAACTCATTGATCGTAAATCTATTAAATTAGAGGAAGACGGCTCTGTAACAGGAGTTGACGAAGCGGTCAAAAGTTTGGTTGAGCAGAAAACCTACCTAGTAGGGGATGGAACTCAAACAAATGTAGGAGCTGGGACAAGTCCCGCAGGTGGAGGTAATGCCTCACCTAAGTTCAAACACTCTCAAATTCAAGATGCTAAATTTTTTAAAGAAAACGAAACAGAAATAATGGAAGCAATGAGTAAGGGAGAGATAGAACAAGATTTGCCTCGGTAAGAGAATCCTGCAATTTTATTTAATTAAAGGAAAAAATGGCAGAAAATGTATTAGACCAAACAACCAATGCGGTTTTTATCCCCACGATCATAGCTCAAAAGTGTTTGCAAAGGTTTGCAAGCTACATGAACCTTGCTCGTACTGTAAGCAGAGACTCTGATTGGGATACTGCTCAGGTTGGAGATAAAATCCAAGTGCCTAAGACTGGGGCTGTCGTAGCTAACGACAAAACAGTAGGTGAGAATTTCACGAAACAGAATCCGACAGGTACAAACGTCGAAGTGACCCTTGACACTCATAAGGAAGTCACCTTCACCATCGACGACGTTACTAAAGTAATGGAGAATCAGGACACTCAGATGAAATATGCTGAGGATGGAGCTATTGCCTTGGCAGAAGCTCTCGAATCCGCTCTGTTGAATTTGCATTCGAGTATTGAGAACACCGTATCTTGGGATCGCAGTAGCGATGCCACGATCGACGCCTCTATGCTTGCTATCCGCAAGTTCTTCTCCGATCAGAAAGTGCCAAAGCTTGAACAGCGACACTTTTATGCTGACGGTACCGTATTTAATGATTTATTGGGGACTGATAAATACTCCCGTTATGATGCAAGAGGCACAGGCAAGAGTATAAAAGATGGTCAGGTAATTCGAACCTACGGGATCGATACTTGGGAATCTCAGTTAGTTCCGACTTCCGGTTCTCCGGTTGCTTATCACAATATTGCATACACCAAGAATGGTTTGGTGGTTGCTAGTAGACCTCTACCCGCCCCCAAAGGCTTCGGTGGAAACTATGCCGTGATCAACAACGAAGACATCGGGTTGAGTCTTAGGACTCTCTTTTGGTACAATGCCGACCTTGGGGCACACCAATTGACCCTGGACTTCTTATTCGGAGTAGAAATACTTGATCAAAGAAGAGTAGTCGAAGTCGAATCAGTCTAAACAACTGTTAGAATGCAAATCACCCCCTTGGGGTCTAGGCAAAACCTAGACTCTAGGGGTTTTTTGATATAATAATTGTGTAAGGGGAGATTTCGGGGCAGGAATTTCCCTTTATTTTTTGCGGGGTAGTGTAGGGTTGCACGGTGACATAAAAAATCAGCCAGCA